GATGACGGTAGCCCAGTAGGACAGGGGCAAGAACTGTATATATTGAAGGTTTAGATAACAACTACAACGTTATTAGTGAGACTGTTATTTTAAACGGCACAACCGCTGTAGCAACAGTTAAGTCGTACCTGTACGTTAACCAGTTTTATGTTGCCACAGTAGGAACTGGCGGTGTAAACGCTGGTGAAATTACTGCAAAAGTTGGCGCAACATTGTACGATTTAATTGCGGTTGGGTACAACCAGCGCACCACGGCGCACTACTGCGTACCTGCGGGATACACAGCGTACTTAACCGAAGCTGTTCTTACGGCTGGACAAGCAACAGGTTCTACTGCAGTTACCGCTTTTTTAAAGCAACATGGCCCCGATGGTATTTTGCGTGTAGTGGCAATATCTACACTAAACAACGGTTCGATTCAGTATGACTTTGCGTATCCTGTTGCAATAACAGAAAAAAGCTGTTTTGGTGCAACCGCAATAGGCGCCGCTAACAACAACTCAGTCAGCGCGTTTTTTAACTTTGTTTTGATTAAGAACAATTTACAGGTAGCATAAATGCCAGTATACCTTGATACGCGAGGTAATAGTGTTCTGTCTGTGGCGATCTGTGATCGCTGCAGCAGAAAGTTTGCGTATACAGATTTAATGCCAGATCCAAATTTCCCTGGCATGCGAGTGTGCGCCGCGGATAAAGATAATTTTGATCCATGGCGTCTCCCAGCTATACAAACAGAAAACATTGCCTTGCGTTTTCCAAGACCTGATGTTAGCGTTGCTACAGGTCCAATCGGCGGAGACGAGATACTGACATTACCATCAGGCAATCCAGGAAACAATTCAGTCTTTATTACGCAGACCCAAGAACAGGCAACAACCGCTGGCGAGTCTGGTAACCTAAAAAAATAAGAATATGGCCAATCAAAGTATATCACAACTAGGTACCGCAACAGCACTAACGGGTGATGAGCTGACTGTTGTCGTCCAGAATGGTGTAACCAAACAAACTCAGCTACAAGACATTGCAAACCTTGGCGGCCCCACAGGACCAACCGGACCACAGGGTAACACAGGTCCCACAGGCCCAACAGGCTGGACTGGACCCACAGGGCCACAAGGCGTAACAGGCCCAACAGGACCACAAGGACCGCAAGGAATTGTCGGCCCCACTGGCGACATTGGCCCACTAGGCCCAACAGGTGACACGGGACCAACAGGCATCCAAGGACCCACTGGTGCCACTGGGCCATTAGGACCAACAGGACCACAAGGTTTTCAAGGACCAACGGGACCACAAGGCATACAAGGCGAAACTGGACCCACTGGACCATTAGGACCAACAGGACCACAAGGCATTCAGGGACCAACAGGCCCGACAGGCGACACAGGACCACAAGGCCTACTAGGGCCCACAGGTGCAACGGGACCACAAGGCTCGTCGTCCAGTTTGTTTTTCTACGAGGCAAACACCACGATAACAAGCGGCGATCCAACCGCTGGATTTATCATATGGAACAATGCAACGCAAGTAAGTGCGACGCAGATAAACATACACCACCTTACCGATAACAACATCGACATTGACATCTTTTTGGCGACGTTGCAGGCTACTGAAATAATTACAATTCAAGATCAAACGGTCAGTGGAAACTTTCAAAGCTGGACAATCAGCGGCGCGCCAACAAACATTAATCCAAATAGCGTAAACAGCTACTGGACCGTCCCTGTAACATTAGTAACATCGGGCGGCACTGGCACGACTAACTTTGCTAACGGCCTACCACTGCTCTTAGCGCTTGTCAGCGGTGTAGCAGGACCAGCTGGACCACAAGGCCCCACAGGTGACACTGGACCATTAGGACCTACAGGACCACAAGGTATTCAAGGACCAACCGGCCCAACAGGCGACACAGGACCGCAAGGTCCTGTAGGCCCAACTGGTCCAACAGGACCACAAGGCATTCAAGGACCGACAGGCCCCACAGGAGAGACAGGACCACAAGGCGTCCCCGGAGCAACAGGCGACACTGGTCCGACAGGACCGACAACATATCCCGCATCTGGTGTAGCAGTATCTACCGGAACAGCATGGGGCGCGTCATTGGTAGCAGCAAGCACAAACACCGCAAGCGCGCTGGTACAGCGCGATACAAACGGTGACTTTGCAGCACGTATTATCACAGCAACGAGTTACGTTGGAGTATCTGGCGGCACATTTTAATTAGGGGTAGTCTATGAAAATCGCCGTATATGCGATTTGTAAAAACGAAGAACAGTTTGTAAAAACGTTTTGTGAGTCAAGTAAGTTAGCGGATTATATTTTAATTGCTGACACAGGGTCAACCGACAACACGGTCGAGGAGGCTAAAAAGCATGGGGCTGTGGTTCAATCCATTTGTATTTCTCCTTGGCGCTTCGATCATGCTAGGAATGCCGCTTTGGCGTTACTGCCCGCTGACATCGACGTTTGTATCTCGTTAGATTTAGACGAACAGTTAGAACCTGGTTGGCGTGAAGAGATTGAGCGGTTGTGGAAAGAAGACACAACGCGATTAAGTTATAAGTTTGACTGGGGTCACGGCAAGGTGTTTTACAGTACCAAGGTTCACAGCCGCAAGGGATACCACTGGCACCATCCGTGCCATGAGTATATAAGGCCAGATCATCGGACTAAGGAAGTGTTTGCGTACAGTGAGATGCTCATGATCACGCATCACCCCGACGAGACTAAGTCACGCGGACAGTACCTAGACTTGCTTGAGATGTCGGTAAAAGAAGACCCAAGCTGCCCACGTAATGCGTTTTACTATGCTCGGGAGTTAACATACTACCAGCGCTGGGCAGAGGCAATAGAAGCATTAAATAAGTACCTAGCAATGCCAGAGGCAACTTGGAACAACGAAAGATCGTACGCACTTAGGCTGATTGGTAACTGCTACGACAACTTAGGAGCTGACGGAATTAGTTGGTATCGTAAGGCAGTAGCAGAAGACGCTGGCGTAAGAGAGACGTGGTGTGAGCTGGCGCAGGCATGCTACAAAAAAGGATTGTGGGAGGAGTGTTACTCAGCAGCATGTAACGCACTCAAGCTAACACAGTGTACGCATACGTACACGATTGACGCAAGCAACTGGAAAGCAAGGCCGCATGATTTAGCGGCAATTGCGGCGTACAGATTAGGCTTTAAAAAAGAGGCAATACAACACGGCACAAATGCCTTAGAATTTGAACCAACCAATCAACGGTTAATAACAAACTTAGCGTTTTATAAGGAATAAAAATGGCAGCTTCCGGTTTTACACCAATTAGCTTATACCACAGCTCCACCGCAGCAGCGGTGCCGGTCAACACCAACCTAGTTAACGGTGAGCTGGCGATTAATATCACTGACGGCAAGCTGTACTACAAAGACAACGCCGGTGTTGTTAGACTACTTGCGTCTAATGCCACAACAACCCCAGTGACCTCTATTAGTTTTGGGTCAACTGGGTTAACTCCAAGCACCACAACGACAGGCGCAGTAACGGTTGCGGGCACATTAACAATCACTAACGGCGGTACAGGTCAAACCACAGCAAGCGCAGCGTTTAACGCACTTAGCCCAATCACGACCACTGGCGATTTAATTATTGGCAACGGTTCAAACAGCGCAACTAGGCTGGGGATTGGCACCAATGGTCAAGTGTTAACGTCAAATGGCGCGACGGCTACATGGGCCGCTGGAGGGCCTCCAGAAATAAAAACACCAACTAATGTGTCTCCTGCAAACGCAGCAACAAACATCGGTGAAACGCCAGTGCTTACTGGTTCTACATACTATAGTCTATACGGTATCGCTATGGCCGCTGGTCAATGGCAAGTATCTACCGTGTCTAACTTTGCAACAACTGTAGTAAGTACAGGCGACGTTGCTGGCACTTCAGTGTCTTACACGGTTGGCAGCGGAATCCTTGCCGTCAATACCACTTACTACTGGCGCGTCCGTTACAAAGACGCTAATGGTACGTACTCAGACTGGTCTACGGGCACATCGTTTACTACAGCCGCCTCTTTTGTACCCGCAATAGGTAGCGCATTAGGGGGTGGGTTCTTCGCTGGTCAGATCGACCAAGGCGGTACTATATATAACTTAATTGTCGCCCCAAAATCATCTGGTGAAAACTCTAGTAGACAATGGAAAACAGCAAATACAATCACTAGTGGAACATCCTCAGTTATTGACGGCCCCACTAATAGTACTAACATGAACAACGCCACCCACCCAGCCGCACAATTCTGTGAAGGGCTTACCATTGGTGGGTTTAGCGATTGGTATATGCCAGCTAAAAATGAATTAGAAGTGTGCTATTTTAATTTAAAACCAACAACAACTACCAATAATACTTCGTCAGGAACAAACACTAACGCAGTTCCTAGCAGGGGATCAAATTACACTTCTGGAACCCCAGCGCAAACTACGGTAGCGGCATTCCAAAGTGGAGGCGCAGAGGCGTTCGCTGCTGACGGCTACTGGTCTAGTACCGAGTTTGATGCTACGACCGCATGGTTTCAGAACTTCAGCGATGGCTTCCAGTTCTACGACGATAAGAACGGTTCACGCTACGTTCGGGCCGTCAGGAGAGTTCTCGCTTAATTCTTTAACCCTTTTATATGGCTCAATACAAACACCTTCCAATTTACAAGACGACCTACGAGTTGCTTGAAAAAGTTACTAGAAAAAAGGCGGTAAAATCATTAAGCGTAAAAGGCTGTTGGTTTAACGGAAAATTAACAAAACTCGTAAGACAGGATCAATCAAAATGTATATATGCGTAACCTATGTAGATGCAGCAACTAAAATTCCATGCAATGTGGCCCCTATGTCCACAGGACCATCATACCCAGACTTGCAAGACTTAAATATTGAGTTTTGGAATGAGTCTGTATGGCCCACCGACTTTCCTCTGTTCTATGGCACTTGTGCGGATAATATAGACATCAACACCCCGGGGATTGTTAAAGTACTAACCCAAGAACAATACGAAAATACCAAGGTTTCCGAGTTTGAGGCACGTATTGCCAATGTTAAAAACAAGGCTTCGACAATATTAACGCAAACCGACTGGACCACAATCCCCGATGTAGCAGACCCGTTAAAGTCAAACCCATACCTTACAAACCAAAATGAGTTTGTTGAGTTCCGCAATGTTATTCGCAACATTGCCATAAACCCGACATTAGACGCCGTGTTTCCTCAAACACCAAACGAAGTATGGAGTAGCTAAGTGAACATGCAAGAACTTTTTAACATTGCCATACCGATTATCTGTGGCGTGCTTGGTTGGTTTTGCCGCGAGCTTTGGACCGCTGTTCAGGAGCTCAAAGAGGACTTAGCAAAACTAAGAACCGAGCTACCAACGCACTATGTCTCTAAGGACGACTTCAACGACCGCTGGAACGAGGTACTAAAAGCCCTTCATCGTATTGAAGATAAGTTAGATAAAAAGGTGGATCGTTGATTGACCGCAAGAAGGTGGCGGCCATTGCGTTATCTGCCGCAGCCTTAGTTGGGATCGTGGCGCATGAGGGATACAGTGACGTGGCATACATTCCAGTACCAGGTGATGTGCCTACAATTGGTTTTGGCACCACTGGTAATGTAAAGCTAGGTGACAGGACAAACCCTATACGGGCGCTTGACCGTGCGCTGACTGACATACATAAGTTTGAGGGCGCGCTAAAAGAATGCGTCAAGGTGCCACTAAGCCAGAACGAGTACGATGCGTATATTAGCCTGTCGTACAACATCGGCAGCAACGCATTCTGCAACAGCAGCCTAGTTAAAAAATTAAACACAGAAGACTATGCTGGCGCATGCAAGGAAATACTGCGCTGGGATAAGTTCCAAGGTAAGCCGCTCGCTGGTCTGACAAAGCGTAGGCAAGACGAATACAAGAGGTGCATAGATGCTGGATCTAATAGCTAGTCCAATTTATAAGATACTCGCCGCAGTTGCCGCAGTGTCGCTGATATTTTTTGCCGGGTACTACAAGGGCTACATTGGCGAGCGGGATAAGCTGGTCCAGTTTAAGGCCCAGGTAGAGGCCCAGGCCAAATCACAGGCACAGATCAATAAGGCCGCCGCTGAAAAGCAGGCCGCCGTAACGCAGGGAATTGTAAATGAATATAAAGCTAGGCTTACTAATTTGCGCAATCTTTCTAACCGGCTGCCAGACCCTGGTACCGGCGCAGTGCCCGCCGTACCCGCAAGCCCCCAAGGAGCTTTTAAAGCCCCCTCCTACCCAGTATTTACTGGACAATGCCTTGAAACAACCTTGATGTTAACCACACTACAAGAATGGGTAAAGTCAGTATCTAACTGATGTTTGTATTATTATATACAAACGTACGGAGGAAAGATGATCCAATTTATCGTGGTATGGCTGGTTGTGTTCGCCATCATATTTAACAGCGTCCAGAGCAGCCCAGAGCAGCCCTTTGAGTGGGTAGCGGAGTCAACGCTCCAGCTCATAGAAAACTTTGAGGGAAAGCGCCACACAGCCTATCGAGACAGCCAGGGTAACTGGACGATCGGGGTGGGGCACCTAATCAAGCGTGAGACGCGTCATTTGCTGCATACAGAGCTTTCCGAGGAGCAGGTAAGGGGTATCCTACACCGAGACCTAGAAAAGTGCTCTACGGCCCTGCAAACGTCTCTAAACGTGTCTGTTACCAGACTACAAGCCGACGCATTGCACAGCCTCTGCCATAACATCGGACCAGACAATATGCGACGGTCTGACGTAGTAAAGCACCTCAACGCTGGAGATCCTGAAAAGGCGGCCCAGGCGTTTATGAACTGGGCTAACCCACCAGAGCTACGAAAGCGCAGAAAGGCTGAAAAAGCACTGTTCTTAGCAGGCACATAGGGCGTTTTAGGCCCTTTCTTTGTATTATTATATATAGGACTGATCATCCTTTTTAACCATTACAACCTATAGGAAACACCATGGAAGACTTCAAAAAAATCATTAAGATGAAAACTGGCGGCTCGGTAGACAAGGCCATTGAGGCATACGAGAAGCGCGAGCGCAAGACTAAGGTTTCCGACGACATTGCACAAGACAAGACAGTCGTTAAAAAGGGTGTTAAGCAGCACGAAGAAAACCTGCACAAGGGTCAACCAAAGACTGAACTTAAGCTCAAGACCGGCGGTCGTGCTAAGAAAGAAGGCGGCTGCGTTGGTCGTTATAAGACCGGCGGCACTGTAGAGAACGCATACGGCACACCTAAAACAAAAAAAGACATTAAGGACATCGCCAATACAAAACGCCAAAAGGCTAAGAAGATGCAAATGGGCGGCATGACTGGCCCAGCGGCAGCCGGCCCTATGGCAGCAACTCCCTCAGCACCAATGGGTCAAGGCCAGATGACTGAGTTAGAGAAGCGCCGTATGATGGAAAAGATGAAGCGCGCCAAAATGCTTGACCCAGCGCAACAAAGCGAATTGATTAAGCAGTCCCCTGCAGCCGCAGGTTTGGTTCCTCCCCCAGCTGGTCAATATAAAAAAGGCGGCAAAATTAAAAAGTGTGCAGAAGGCGGCTCGTTGAAAGACGTTGACGCTAGCGAGAATCCAGGTCTGTCTAAGTTACCTACAAATGTTCGTAACAAGATGGGTTACGCCAAAAAGGGCGGGAAGGTCTGCTAATGCCGATCAAGTCTAAGGCACAACAAGGCGCGATGTACGCCGCGGCCGCTGGCAAGAGCACCCTTGGCATCCCTAAGAAGGTTGGCAAGGAGTTTGTCAAGGCAGGCCCAGCGTCCAGCAAACTACCCAATAAAGTACAAAAGCGAGCCGCGGGCCGCGGAAGGTAACTGTGGCATACTCCGGCACATATAATCAGACTAAGGTCAATGTAGATCAGCTTATTTCCTATGCGTTTCGCGACGCAGGAAAGACCTCGGAAGAGATGACCCCTGAGTATGTACAAGCCGCTAAACAGGCGCTTTTTTACATCCTGCAGACCTCTGTCAACCGTGGTATCAACATTTGGCTGCAAGAAGTTGTTGTCCTTGGCGCACAGACTAACCAGCAGGTACTGCCCATGCCGGCTAACTGCGTGGACGTACTGGAGGCAAACTGGATCTACATTGTAAATCCATCCTTCTCCAGCACACTACCAACAAGCAATCCAAACGTCGCTTCGTTGTTTGACCAGTCTGGAAACGCAGACCTAAACCAATTTGCAACCACAACGCTAGGCGCCAACTTCTTCGGCGCGGCGTACTCACAAGCTACGAGGTTATTCTATGTGGGATTTAATGCCTATGCTCCTGGTGGGTCTGCTACTTATAATCTTGATTTCCAGGTAAGCAACGACGGTATCACCTGGACGACGTGGGAGTCATTTCCCGCAGTAACCCTAAAAGACCGCGAGTGGAAATACTATGGTATCAACACCACGCAGGCGTTTAACTTCTACAGGCTAAACAACCGCACCGGTGGCTCTACGTTCTCATTGCGTGCGATTCAGTTTGCTCAGTCGCAGCAAGTCATTCCGATGGCAAGACTTAATCGTACCGACTACTTTTCACTGCCAAACAAACAGTTCCCAAGCGAGCGTACGCTACAGTATTGGTTCAATCGTCAGATCGACCCGGAGATGTATCTGTGGCCCGTACCAAACAATAACTTTCAAGCGTTCTCTTTGATTCTTGAGTGCCAACCACAAGACGTCGGTTCGCTAACAAATGAGCTGTACATGCCAGACCGCGCATTGCCTTACTTCCAAGCAGCCTTGTCACACAAGCTGGCTATGCAGCTGCCTGGTTCAGATTTAAACCGAGTACAGTACCTGGAAAAATTAGCGCTAGACGCTCGCACGCAGTTTGAAGAAGAGGACAGAGACCGCAGTCCTATATACCTGCAACCAAATATTTCTTATTATAGCCGATGAGCACTTCTTTATATTGGATTCGGTGCAAAGACCACACTGATATGTTTAGTCAGGGGTATGTTGGCGTATCTAAAAATACAGAAGCGCGTTTTCAAAGGCACAGTAAATATTCGGACAACCAACATTTAAAAGCCGCAATTAAAAAATATGGCTGGAACAATTTAGTAAAACAAATTGTTTTAATTGGTGAAGAAAAATACTGCTATGATTTAGAAACAAAAATTAGGCCTACTAGACAAATTGGATGGAACATTGCTGAAGGTGGCGCTAAACCCCCAATTACACAGTGTCGCGGCGCTGAATATATAAGTCCTTTAAAAGGTGTCGCAAGACCAACCCCCTGGGCTATTGGCAGAGTAAAAACCGACGAAGAACGTAAAAAGTTATCTGACGTTAAAAAAGTAAAAGTAAAATACCAAAGTGTTATTTACAATAGCTTTGAAGACCTTGCTAAATATTTGAATATTAAGTATTCAACATTGACAAATAGGATTTATAGAAATGCTGTTAAATACGGCTATGAGGTATTAAAATGACTACAGCATATATCCAAACGTATGATAATCTGGTGCTTGACGTTCAGCGGTACATGGAGCGTGATGATCCGGGTTTTATAGCACAGATTCCAAGCCTGATTGGTTTGGCAGAGTCTGCCATTGCGGCAGAATTAAAGACGCTACTGCAGCTGACCGTGGTAGAGACAACGCTAGCACAGAACCAAGTCATTCTGCAAAAGCCTGCGCGTTGGAGAAAGACGGTATCGTTAAAAGTAAACGGAGCCCCGATTGTGATGCGCTCGCAAGATTATATTGCGATGTATCAATCTGAGTCTACTGCAGCAACGCCTAAGTTCTACGCGGAGTACGACTACAATAACTGGGCTATTGCTCCAGCACCCAGTGCAGCCGCCTCTGTAGAGATTATTTACTACAGCGAAATCCAACCCCTAGACTCAACAAACCAGACCAACTTGTTCACCAGAGAGTGCCCGCAGGCCATGCTATTTGGTACGTTATTACAAGCCCAGGGATACTTAAAGGCCTTAGACAAGTTGCCAGTTTGGAAGTCATACTACACAGACGCAATCGGCGCGCTCAAAAAAGAAGATAACAGCCGCAGGATTGACCGAAATACTACGGTACAGGAACCTTAAAATATGCCAACATTTACATCGCCGTTTACTGGCACCGTTGTCCAGCCAACAGACGTATCGTACTATTCGCTTAGCTTTAGCGCAAACGTACAGCTCTTTTGGCCAGCCGTTGTAAACCCAACGCAAGTCCCGGCCGCGCGTATTATTGACGCAACGCCTTCTGTTGCCAGCTTAATTATTACACTGCCAGAGGCAAACCAAGGTACCACTGGCGCGGATATTTTAATCCGTAACTTTGGTGCTGTTGCGTTTACTGTTCAAAATTTTGGAGGCACGGGATCGGTTTCAGTTCCCGCAGGCGTATCTAAATACTTCTATCTATCTAATAATTCAACTTCTGCGGGTGTTTGGCAGAATGTTACATTTGGCGCTGGAACATCATCGGCGGATGCCGCCTCATTAGCTGGCCTTGGTTTAGTGGCGCTTGCCGGCAAACTAAATGCCACACAAAATATTATTGAGGTATCCTCCCCGCCCACAATTACCGATAATAGCCGCGCCAGCACATTTGTCTGGACTTCTGGCAATAACACTATTAACCTGCCAACGGCAACTAGCCTAACAAGTGGCTGGTTTATTGCGTTTAGAAACAGCGGTACCGGCACACTAACATTTACACCGCAGGGCACGTCTTTAATTAACGGTGGTGCAACCCTAGGTATAAACCCGGGAGAGTCTGGTTTTATTATGTTTCAACAGTCAACCAACAACTTCTTTACCGTTGGTTTGGCAATACCATCAAATGTAACATTTACATCCGCATCATACGACGTGGATTCAATTGTTGGCAACACGTTTAGTCTTGTTTCATACGCGCCAATTATTCAGACGTATGTCGCGCTATCGGGCACACGCTCAGCTACTTTGGCTGTTACCCTTCCAGCCACGACGCAACTGTACGTGTTGGTTAACGACACGGGTCAGCCAACATACAACGTCACGTTTCAAGTATCCGGCAGCCTGCAGACGCCGATCAGTTTAACCGACGGCTCAATTGCCTTGGTACTAAGCGACGGTAACTTTTTATATGTTATTAGCCAAACGACAACAAACGTATTCCTTGGAATTAATGGATCTGCCGCGGCACCATCACATTCGTTTATTAGCAACACGAACACGGGCATGTATTTAGTTGGAACTAATGTGCTTGGATTATCGGCCAACTCAGCTAACATGTTAAGGCTTGATAATACCAACACGCTAAGTCCGCAGGTATCAACACCGGCAACATTTAACGCAGGATTAATTGGTGGCGGTACGTTCTAATGGCCGGAGAAAACAAGCTACCAGATCAGTTTAATCTGGTCTATACGCTTGGCGTGCAGCCAGGTATAAAACGAGACGGCACCGTATTTGAATCACGCGAGTTTAGTGATGGAGAATGGTGTCGTTTTCAGCGTGGTACGCCTAAGAAAATGGGCGGGTACCGCGAGCTGTTTGCAACGTTCACTGGCATCCCCCGTGGCATGATTACCAATTCGTTTAATGGTGTTAACTATGTATTTGTTGGTAACGAATACGGTTTAGAAGTATTTACAACAGGTACTACGTTTGGTGTTGGCAGCGGCCCGCTTACTGTAAATATTTTACCTGGCTACGCACCGTTCACATTAGTATCCAATACCGTTAGTCAGTTTGTTGTAGCAACTGATGTTACCGCAGCGTTCCCCGCTGGCATGAAAGTTATCTTTAATAATAGCGCTGCTACACAAACAACAGTAATTAGTTCATCGTACACAGCACCAAATACTACAGTAATTGTAACTACATCAAGCATTGTTGGATCGCCAACAACGGTGTCGTTGTATGATCAAACATATACGCCGGATCCAAATTTGTTATGGCAGTTTGACTTACAATATTCGCCTGCGGGCGGATCGTTGCAAGTGTTAGCGCACCCAGGTCAAAACCTAGTAAACATTGACAACGCTATT